CCCTTTTTTTATTCCTTCAATAACATCACTGTTATGCCGTTAACCAATAACGCTCAAGCTACACTCCAAGCTGTTAATGAAATCCTATCGTCTATTGGTCAGGCGCCTGTAACCACCATCGAGGCTCAGACCATCACTTATGAAGATGGAACAACTGTCGAGGCTGTAATCAACCCGGAAGTTGCAATTGCATACGAGACACTTCTGCAAGTCTCAAAAGAGGTACAGGCTGAAGGTTGGACATTCAACCGAGAGTTTGAATTTCCTATGACTCCCACCAGTAATGGCTATCTATCCTTGAATAACGATATGTTGCAGTTAGATCTAAGTAATACCTTAGATAATGCTAACTATGATACTGTTGTTCGTGATGGTCGTTTGTATGATAAGCTTAACCATACAGATGTATGGGATACTAGTAAAACATACAAAGTAGATGTATTGTGGTATCGGGATTTCCCCGATCTTCCCCAAGTATTTCGTGACTACATCACTGCACGAGCTGCTACACGTTGCGCTATTCGTCTGGTTGGTGATGTTAATCTAACTCAATCATTGGCGTCATTTGAGACGTGGCGTAGGGCTAACTGCCTTGAATATGAATGCAGTCAAGGTGATTATACTATGTTTGGATTTAGACGGGGTGAAGGTTTCTACAATAGCTATCAACCATTCAAGGCTCTTTCACGATGACAGCAGTATCTCAACGCATTCCTTCTTATACTGGTGGTGTATCACAACAAGCCGATGAGAAGATGGCTTTAGGGCAAGTAAAGGAGGCTTTGAACTGCTACCCTGACGTTACCCTAGGTATGATCAAACGGCCTGGTGGTAAATTCACCAGTAAGTTAAATGGTCTAACCGCTAATACTTCAGACACTCAAGCATGGTTCAGTATCTTTAGGGATAACGATGAGAAATATCTCTCTACTATCTCAGCTAGTGGGGTACCTAGAGTTTGGGACCTGTTGACAGGTAATGAAGCTACAGTTAATTATCCAGCTGGTAAGGAAACAGCGGTTAAGTCTTACCTAACTGCTACCGATCCACGTAATATTAAGACCCTCACCATTAACGACTTCACCTATATTGTTAACAGTGAGAAGGTTGTAACAGCTAAAGCTGCTCCCTCCTTTACACCAAACCTACAAGCTACTATTGTTGTCAACTTAGTTGAGTACGATACTATTTACAGTGTAACTATTGGTGGCTCTACGTTTTCATATACTTCAGGACCTGTACCCGCACAATCTAGTCCTGGAGCAGCTATCACACCAATTAAATTGGCTGATGTTACCAATGGTATTAGTAACGCTATCACTAGTGGATTTGCTACTAAAACTATCATTGATAATACGATCTACTTAACCTTTAGTACTAGTACTACTATTTCAGTTGCAGCTGGTGTTGATGGTAAAGCTCTTCGGTTCTTCCAAGATGCAGTAGATACATTCTCACGTCTACCTGAACAAGGTAAACATAATCAAGTTGTTAAAGTAACAAACACTAATGCAGATAAAGATGACTTCTACTTGAAGTTTATTGCAGAGAATGGTAACAGTGGTAAGGGTTATTGGGAAGAAACCGTATCACCTTCTGTTAGTCTTGGACTTAACGAACAGACAATGCCTATTGTTTTGATTCGTGATACACTATCTCCTCTTGCCTTTACTGCTACATTCTTAGATGGTTCTGTAACTATCAATACATTAGCTCTTCAATGGGAACCACGTTTGGTTGGTGATGATGAATCCAATGAACACCCAACCTTTGTTAATAACACGATTCAGGATGTATTTCTATTTCAGAATCGACTGGGATTCCTGACTGAAGATAACGTTTCCATGTCTCAGGCTGGTGATTACTACAACTTCTACCATAAATCTGCTACAACACTAGGTATTGCTGATCCTATTGATCTAAGCTGTGCTAGTATTAAACCAGCTGTTATTCGATCAGTCTCACCAATCACTCAAGGTTTGCTCCTGTTTAGTGATAGCCAACAGTTCCTTATGGAATCTGAGAATGGACCGTGGACTACTAGTGATGTAACAATTAGAACTATTGCTAATTATGAGTGCGATAGGTATCTTGATCCTGTTGATCTAGGTTCTACAGTACTTTATGTGAGTAGAAACCAGAGTTGGACACGAGCATTTGAGATCTTCACAAGAGGTCAAAGAGAAACACCTTCTGTGAATGAATCCAGCAAGCGTGTACCTGAATGGATTCCTCGTACTATCACTCATACAACTGGAAGCTCACAGAATGGTCTTTGGGTTGGTTCGGGAAACACATCTAAGACCATGTACCTGTTCAGATTCTTTGAACAGGGTGATGAAAGAGTATTGTCCTCTTGGGTTAAATGGATACTACCAGCTAATGTAATCCATGCAGATATTCAAAACGATATCCTGTATGTGTTGTGTAGTGATTCTACTGGGTATAGTATACTTCAACATAATCTTGTGTTGTCGCCTACAACTGGTGGACTTATCAATAGTCTTGGTAATACTGTAGATCCTCACATGGACTTTTGGTGTGAAGTAACAGACGCCTCTATTGTTAACCCTACCCCGCCTACTGCACCAACATATGATCCAGTAACTAAATCAACAAAGGTTTATCTACCCACTTATTTTGATATCACTAAGACTATCAATTTTGTAGTAGGTCTTAAGAAAGTAGGTAGCCCTGGTACTGCATCAGGTTATTACGGTTTGGTAGAAGTGGAAAATGATGGTGGCGGTAATTACTTCACTATCTTTGGTAATGTTGCGGATAACTACATCTATGTAGGGTATGAGTATAATATGGAGATCACTCTTCCGCGATACTACTACTCAATGGGTGAAGCTGGAGTTGACTTCACAGCGGTCACTACAACCTCCCGTATGGCCTTCTACACAGGCTTAGGTGGTGATGTGTACTTCAGTGTCCTAGATCGTAGTAGACCGTCTTGGAGGAGTATTGATGGTGCAAGGATATCCGATTTTTATACTGCAGATACTTCACCATTTAGAGATTCATATGTTTACAAAGTTCCCATTTATCAGAGGCCAGATAACTACACAATGAAAGTTACTTCAAATACTCCATTCCCTGTCAGTCTTGTGGCTATGCAATGGGAGGGTCAATACTCACCTGGATTCTTTAGGAGGACTTAGATATGCCTTTACCATATTTAGCTACCTTTGCAATGTCAGCTATCCCGGCCATTCTTGGTGGTATTAGCGGGCAGTCTGAAGCTGATGCTGCTAACAGGCAAGCAGAAGCTGCATACAAGCAAAACCTCCTTAATTGGAAATACGGCAAGAAAACTACTAAATTAAACTATCGCCACGAGAGAGATCAGTGGCGGTTGAACCAAAGGAATGAAGAGGTTTCTCGTAAGTGGCGGGATGCAACCAATCTTCAGGACTGGAATTTTGCATTAAAGATTCAAGAGGCAGAGTTTAAGTCCGAAATGGATTTATTCAATAAGTCTAATGAAATTGCTGATCAACAGCTCACCTTCAATGCTATGGCACAGAAGGTAGCTAATGAGGCAGAGTATCGTAAACTAGAAGATACAACCAAAGAGATTGCATTCCAAAACCAAGACATTATTCTTAAGGCTGTGCAATCTGAGGATATGGCTGCTGTTAAAGGTCAGCAAGGAAGAACACCTGAGAAATCTGGTCAAGCTGAACTAGCATCTCTTGGTCGTAACCAAGCTATCCTTGCTGAATCACTGTTAAGTGCTAGGGCTGATACGGGAGCTGCTATGCGTAAGATTGCCAACGATAGGTTTGGTGCTGATCTTGCTGCTAATGCATCACGTAGGTTGGAGCCTAAGCGTCTTCCCAAGCCACCTAAACCGCTTGCAACACCGAAGACTGAGTTTCTTAAACCGCGTAAGCCTACTAAGTATGACTTCGGTCCACGACCTACTAAGGGTCCTATGGTATCCTCTACTGGTGCTTGGCTGGAAGCAGGTGGTAAGATTGCATCGGCTGCTATCGGTGGTATGGGTGCAGAATGGTTAAAATTTACCCCGCCGAATGGTTCAAATATACCTTGATTAAACAATGGATCAAATTAACTACAGAGGGTACGCCCGCAGTGTAGGTTTCGATCCTGTTAATGCTCCTACGGAAGGGCTGCGTCAAATGGCAGCCCGTGACGACCGTATCATACGTGGTATGGAT